GCATTCCACAGCATTCGGGCGTCTCGTTACGGTTCGCGATACTGCGGACGTACTCGTGTTCGGTGCCGCAGGTATGGCAATGTGCTACGTAGGTTGGCATCACTGGCCTCCGTCTGGACGAGTGTTCAGCAGGTCGATAGCAGCGCTATGGACATGGGCTGCTTGCTGGTGTGCGACGTCCGCGGCCAGCTCGCCTTGTCGAAGCTGTACTTCCATAGCGCGAAGCTGGTTCTCGTATGCGTTCTGCTGCTGCGCAAGGGCCATCTGCGATGACTTGATTTGAGCCTGAAGCTGCGCGATGTAGCGCTTCGTTTCTTCCTGTGTTTGCACGGCTTGCATGTCGAGCTGCGCCTTCTGCATTGCGGCCTGCGCTTTGATCTCGTCAGGTGATGGTTGTTTTGGAGCGCCCTGCCCTTGCTGTGATGCTTGCAAGAGTTGCTGAAGACCGCTGTCGATGACGCCTTCGATAGCTTGCGCGCCCTTGAACCCGCTAACGCCCCACTTGATCAGTTCAAGCCCTAACGGCGCGATCTGCGGCGTTTGCTGAACTGCCGGAAGAATTACACTCATCATTTTGGTAAGCGCCTGGATGGTCTCGCTGCGCTCCGTTTTTTCAGTATTCCAGTTCGGGAGTTGCAAGCTGTCGACGCTGACGCTTAAGCGAAACTGCGACAGCTGGTCGTCCTTCAGCAGTTGTAGCGCAGCGCCGACGTACTGCTGATCTGCTGGGTTTAACTTTCCAGCCCGCGTCACGATCAACTCAGGTTGGTAGAACTTGCAGATCACGTGCGCCTTTAGGCGGAGCAGCGCTTCCACGTACTTCGCAACATCGTGTTGACGGGATGCGAAGCGCCCGAATGCCTGCTGACTTTTTGCCGTGGTAGCAGTCGCCGTTTCGTACGGCGTGGCTTGGCCGCGCATGATGTCGCTGATTCCTTCGACTTCGAAAATCTGAGCCCTAATCCGGTCAAGCTGTGCCGACGCAATCTCAAACGCGCTCGCAACCTGGTCGAGCGGCGCGAACTGAATGCTGCCCTGCAGGCCACCTCGCTCTGCGAACTGATTCCAGTTCTTCACGCCTACGCCCTCGTTTTCTTTGACGTTCGTATAGAGGTTCTTGATTTCCGGGCTTCCGGCGTCGTACACGAAGCGGACACCCAATGCTTTGCTAAGCTGAGTGCAGCGCTGATTGAGTTCGTCCAGTTCGTCATACTTGCCGCGCACCAGTTGGTAATCGCAGATCGGCAGCGTGTTCGATGTGTCGAAGCGTCCAAGCGGCGGCATAGGTGTTGGGAAGAAGCCATCGAACTTCATCGTGTCTTGCTTGACGTCGAGCGGCACTGGCAAGGTCTCCGTAACCCAAAACACGAGTTGGCGTTCCTTGTCCCAGATTTCGTAGACATCGGCTGTTGGCTCGGTCTGGTTTTTAGGGGCCAGCTTAGCTTTGCTGGAGTCCTGCGCTTCCGGCTTGGTGTCGTAAGCGATTTCGTTCAGAGTCTCGATTGGAAGGTTGTGGCCAAAGCGTGCTCGAATAGCTTCCTTCGTCATCGGGATGCGACGGCCAACCCAACTGCACATCGTCCAGACCTTGCAGGGACTCCAGTAGAAGTCGTCCCAAGCCACATAGTCCGTGCACGCTTCCTGCCGCGTAATCACGGACGGTTGTGGGATCAAAGCTCCCGTCACGTGGTCGACCTGCGGTGGCTGCTCGTGTTCTTCTTGTTCTAAGCGAAGCCAACTCACACCGAGACCCGCAATTACGTTATCGAACAAGACTTGCTTGAACGTGGCATCGAAGCCACCAGTCTCCAACTCGTACTTCAGGTTGTTCTGTAGAAGAATCCCGGCCACGCGCGCTACATCATCTTGTGTGTCGTCGAATCGGCGCTTGATGTCTGGCCTAGGCGTATTGGCGTACAGCGCGGCCAGCTTAGTGTCCGTGTTGAGGAAGTAGATGTTGTAGAACTTCGCGCCCTTGTACTCTGCCCCTGCTTCGGCACGGTAGCGTGTGACTGCTTTGATCGCGACTTCGTTCCACTGCTTGCGCTCGTTGCGACAGGCTTCAATTTGCTTTAGCCACTTTGCCTGCTCTGCTTCGGTCTGGTACTGCGCAAGTACGGGATCGTGTTGAAAGGCGTCGTCGCTGACTCCACTGTCCATCCCTTCGTTTTCGTTATAGTTATCGGTACCCATCTATGCTCCGTGCGCTTCTAGTGGCGCACTTAATTGGTCTGTTTAGTCCCACGCACGCCCTATGTCGTGGCTGCGGATGGCTAGTTGACGCTCGCGTTCCGCGAACGCTTCGTCTAACGTCCAGCGACTGGTATTTACTCGGATACGGTCCGTGAGTTGGTCGATGCGTCGCTGGCTGTAGCGCTCAATCGATCGCCCGAGATCTTCTTCGCTGATGGACAGCACGGCATAACGGAACGCGTCAGCACCGTGCGACCACTCGTTGTGATCCGCTTCGCTGCTGAACGTCCCTGCTGCACGATTGAACTTGCGGCTGTAGTTTTTGAGAGCTTCGATGCCTCGGTGGCAGCGGTCCGTGTCGATGGCGAAGGGCCACAAGCGCAGGAACTTACGCACCGCGTCGATACCGTGCATAACGCGGTTGCCTTGGTCTGGATTCGGAGCTTTGCGCGCTGGTAGCTCGTGCTCCAAAAACGTATCCATGACGGACTTCTTGGAAGCGAACGTTCGATGCATGGCATCGTGCGGAAGCCAAACGGTCTCATACGTGTATGGCTTCAACGCCAGCATGTCGCAGACCTCTTCAGCGTCGAACCCGCTTTGCTCCCAGTAGTCGATGAAGCGCACTTCGCCGTTCACGACTTGCCAATACCAGATGACCGCCGCATCGCTGTGGCCCAGGTCCATCGCGATACTGACCTTTTCGGCAGGTTCATACTCAAGCAACTTGAACTTGCCCTGCGCTTCCGCTGATGCAATCTGCTTCCCGTAGAACGAACCGCGGAAGGCAGCGTCGAACGAACACTCAAGCTCCTGCTGCCATTCCTCGACCTCCATTTCGGACTTCATGTCTTCGATCTCGCTAGCATCCAAGATGCCGCTATCGCTGGCCTTAAGTCGAAGCGAGAAATACTTGTGTGGCTGTTGCTGTGCCAATTCCCAACGGCGGTAGAAGTCGTTCTTTCCCTTCGGCGTGCCCATGAACACGACCCAGCCCTTGCGGTCAGCAAGCGCAGGACGAATGACTGTGCTGTAGACCTCGGGCTTCATGTCACCGTACTCGTCAAGCACGACGCCATCGAAGTACAGACCACGTAGGTTGTCGGGGTTATCTGCGCCGGCGAGGAAGATGCGCGCCGTGTCACCGGCTACAGTCGGAATTTCGATCCACAGTTCGGTTTCGTTCTTCTTCACGCCGGGAATGGCCTTCGTGAAGTCGATCAGGTATTGCCAAGCGACCTGCTTTGCTTGCCCCTTGTACGGGCACAGGTAAGCGAACTTGGGCTTGGGTAGAAGCTTTCCTTGGCGGTCCCTGACCTGAAAGCGCATAGCCTTGGAAATCAGGTCTTGAATGACGCTGAACGTCTTACCCGCACGTCGGTGCGCGACGATTACGGCACGGCGCTTGCTTCGGTTGTGGAACGGTATGAAGGCTTGGCGTGGCTCGTATGGCAGTTGGACGGTTTGGACGCTATTACTCATCGTCCAGTTCATCCACGTCGATGACGTTGCCGGTATCGAGTGGCGACGGCGGCAAGCTGTTGATGATGTTGACTACTGCCGGGCCGGTTTCTGCCTTCTGCGCTTCTGGCAGCAAGCGGGCATACAACTTGACGAACTCGGTTGGATTTTCGTGTGCCCACTTGGTCAAGCGCGGCAGTCCGCCAAACAGGTCAAAGGTTGCCTGAAAGACGTCTTCCACAAACTTGCGATCCCTGCGCTTGAACACGTAGTCAGCCGGGATCGTAGGCAAGTGCTGTTCGAAGATGTCGATCACACCGCTTTGGCGAATGTCGGTATCTGGGCTTGATAGCTTGTCGAGCGTTTCGGCGCTGACCTCCGCGACCTGATGGGTCGTCTTGTTCTTGTCTTCCACTTAAATAACCTCGCTGGCTCATCTAGAGCCGTCAGCTATTTATTAATCGGGAGACAACTGGTGAAACGAGGACAACGCCTTAGCCTTCGAGCAGACAACATGAAGCGCCTGCGCAACCTGGGCTTACCAACTGACTTGTTCAGCGCTGGGTTCTGGGAACGCGAAGCGGAAGCAAAGCAGCGCGAACTTCGACTGTTAGCTGTCTTCGAAGCGACCTGGAAGGCTGGGGAATGGGATCACTTGTCCCTGCCCTTCGCACAGATCATCGAACGATGGAAAGCAGAGATAGCAAGCCCGCTGCACTTCGCAAGCATCGGCCCTAACCCGCGATGGATTCCTGTTCTGGGTGACGCGGTATGCGACTGGCGAAGACATACATGTGGCGGCTACCGCAAGACTTGGCGCGAGTATCGGCGCAAGCAGATTACGAAGACTCGCGAAGAACAGGGTAAGCGCCCGCCAAAGTGGCGCGTGTAATTGGGTGCGTCATGGGTCATGCGCGAGTCATGGGCTAAGTCATTTCGCTAAGTGCCTGATTTACCTGGAGAATTTCTCGAAATCCAGCATCTCATGACTCACATGACTCAAAATTCAAATTTAATTAGCTTCCAGGCGGAAAGGCCTTTACCATTGCAGCTCGATACGGAAAGCGACACATTTGCGTCACGTCCGTCATGACACCATGGCGATTCGGATCGTCAAAAATTCCGTCTTATTCATGCCCCAGACGCGGGAATTAATAAATATTCGGAATGCAGTAAAAGGCGAGCTGGAAACTTAGCCTTCTGGACAACACAACTAACATTTTGATAAATAGGTTTAGAGACCGTACAATCTCTACGCCTAATGTATTTCTGTTGTCCAGAAATAACCCGCTCGCCAGTGTTTCCAGCCACTGGCGAGCTTTTTTTTGGACAACAATAATAATGGATAACCAAACCAACAGCAGCAAGCAGGCCGACTACATTGGTCACCTGATCGAAGTAGCAAACGAAGTACGTCTCAAAGTAGCGAAGTGTGAAGACGTCAAACCACACGAGATCATCGAGTCTTTCGTTGATCCAGCGAAGAACAACACTGTGCTGGAACAAGCATTCATCGACGCTGGTTTGATGACGAAAGCTGAATTTAAAAGCGCACTCCAGCGCAAGGCGCACAACGACCACATCAAAGCAGCACTGGGCTTCCTGCCGAAGACAGTCGGCGACTACGTGACGAAGTGTGCGGACAAACACAGCATCAAGGTTCTCGTGAACGGAAGCATGCAACGCAAGTGGGTTGTAGAGATTGCTGGCGAGATAGTCACCGACGAAGCCCGCAAACAAGACCGCAAGGTTGATACGCACTATCGCATCCAGGCATCCCGCTCGTTCAATACTGAAGACTTCAAGCGCGAGCTGCGCACCACAAGGGATGAACTGGGCATTCGCTCGTATACGGACTCTCAAATCTCCGACGCAGTGGACAACTGGTTTCGCAAGAGCAAGGACGACCGTCGTG